GAAGCCTCCTATTTTACAGCCGTCCGGGAGGCTGTGCGTTTTGAACTGTTTGATTTTATGTGATATGCCAATTATTATATCGTCAATTTGTTTTTTAGTTGCGTTATATACTGCAGCCATTTTTATTTTCCTTTAATTTGTTGTTTTGTTGTTGATTTTATGCATATCCCGGGGAATATACTTCGAGTTCTATATAGTTCCGATCTTCGATGAAAAGGTTGACGCCGACAATATTAACTTTAATCCGGGAAACTCCGTAATTTTTAATCAACCAAAAGTCCTCCTCTATGAGCCTATACCAACGTTTGTCCACATAAATAAAAAAAGATGAGGCTGTAGAATCGTAATTGCTCGTTTTAAAACAGGGGTCTTCCCAAGGTGCATCTTTTGCCAAAATGTTTATTGTCCCAATATATTCAGGCGGATCAGCTAAATTGTCATATCCATCATTCGTCCAGCTCCAACCGAATTTTGTTTTTTTATTTAACTTCATGGTTCCCAATCTCCTTAAAGGTTGTTTTGTTGTTGATTTAAATTCAATTTAGCAGGTTGCTTGTTTGTTGTCAAGTCTTTTATTAATAAAATATGCACTAATATGCAAATATTCGGCAACTTATTAAAATAATTACAGATACATTGTATAATAAAATTCTTTATTTATAATAGATTATTATGTAAAGATTTCAATGAGTTACAGAGGCTGTGAGAGCCACGAGGCTGGACGATTAGACGGCAAGGCATGGTTTAGGCCATGTACAAAAAGCGATGGTTAATTATTATTTTGTTGCAATATGCTATATGTTGTGTATAGTAGCAGTTAGATACACAAGGCAAACTTTTCAATAAAACTATGCAGCGTCTGAAACGCCCGGACGTCGATCGTCTGACGAAATGTTAGAGTAACGAATAAACGACCATCTTTTTGACAAATAAAGTATCTGACAATTTTGCGGACGCAGTTTGTGTGTTGTTGTTTTGATATTTTATTATTGAGGATGCTATGAAGAAAAAAGTTTCCAAGGAATCTACCAAAAAACTACCGAAAATAACGGTTAAAGACCAGAAATTACCAAGAATAACAGCTAAAGACCGGCATAGAGTGAATTTATTGGCGTATTTGGCGGACTGGGATAATACATGGCCGAAATCACAGAAAAAACTTGCGGCTATAGTTAATATCTCATTAGAGACATTACGGTTCCATTTTGTTAAAGCTGAACTCGATCAGATATATTCTGACGCACTCGATTTGCGTAAAAAAAACTCGTACAGGCAGAGAACCAGCGTTTACGATTCTATGCTGAAAGAAGCCGAGGACGGGAATGTCACGGCTCAAAAGGAATTTCTTGATCGAACTGAAGGGAAAGTTACTGATAAGATTCAGCACACAGGAAAAGACGGAACCCCCTTGCAACTGGTCAGCGCCATGCCAGAGCCGGAAAGTATTGAAAAACAAAGCTCCGAGACGGCTTCTACCGGGATACCAAGCAAAGGCGAATAGCAGAGTATATGCCAAAAAATCAAATCAAAATAGATTATATTCCACAATCGAAACAAGCGGAACTCCATAAATCAGCGGCGAATGAGATTTTATATGGTGGTGCTGCGGGACCTGGAAAATCTATGGCATTACGGTTTGAGGCATTAATTTGGTGTCTGCGAGTTCCAAATCTCCAAGTGTATCTATTTCGCCGAACATTCCCAGAGTTAGAAAAAAATCACATCCTCCCGGCGCTACAACAATTCCCGAACGACCCCAGAGTATTGACGTACAAGAAAGGCGACAAGAGATGGGAGTTCACGAACGGCTCAATGTTGCATTTTTGCCATTGCCAGTATGAACAGGACGTTTTCCAATATCAGGGGGCGGAAATACATCTATTGATTATAGACGAATTAACCACATTCACAGAATTTATTTATGATTACCTGCGAGGCCGTGTCCGGTGTGCACTCCCCATACCAGAAAAATACCGGCATAAAATCCCTGGGATTGAATGTGCAAGCAACCCAGGGGGCATAGGCCACAATTTTTGCAAAGAAAGATGGGTTGATTTTGCGAAGCCTATGGAGCTGAAACGTACAGAAAATAAAGATGGCGGGATGCTACGTCAGTATATCCCAGGGCTCCTGCAAGATAACGAAATTTTGATGCAAGAAGACCCTAATTACATTCACAGGTTAGATGCATTGCCGGAACCGTACCGCACGGCCTATAAGGACGGGAACTGGGAAATATTTATGGGGCAGGCGTTTTTTTTCTCGAAAGAACACCATGTAATTGATCCTATCCCCGTGCCAGACAATGCCCCTGTATATATGACGTTTGACTGGGGGTTTGGTGCACCCTTTTCAATCGGATGGTGGTGGGTAGACGCAGACGGTAGGGTGTATAGGTTTTTTGAGTGGTATGGTTGGAATGGCGAGATCAATAAGGGTCTGCGGCTTGTTGATTCAGAGATTGCGGAAGGCATCGTTGAGAGAGAGCGAAAGCAACGTATAAGGCCGCCGATGGTGAGATATGCAGGGCATGACAGTTTCAATAAGAAGCCGGATTATAAGGGTGGTGGGCAAGGCAAATCGACTGCGGAAGTATTTGCAGGGCACGGGCTGTATCTTACGAAAGGGGACGCAACCAGGCACTTGAAATATAGACAATTTAGGGAGAGGCTGAAAGTTGTGAAGGGCGAGCGGCCTATGATACAGATATATTCTACGTGTGAACAATTTATTCGGACAATACCTATGATCCAGACACACAAAACAAACCCTGAAGAAATCGACGATTCGGGCGAGGCCCATTGTCTTGATGATGCCTGCCATATATGTATGTCCAGACCGTTGAGTCTCAAGGCATCAAAGGCACGGATAGCCTCACATGACAGGCGTTTAGACGCATTAGCGAAGGGTAGCGCATCTCCATTTGAGGATTACGCAAGCAAGCAAATACAACAATCACCAGTAAATCAAAGTGGTTATGACTGGGGAGAAACAGACGATTACGACGATGGAGGGCTCTATGATACAATATAGCATGCTGATACATGCAGGATGTTTCTTATTGACTGCTTTAATTTTTGTAATATTAGGATATTATATGGGACGCAAGACAATGACCAATGAGCCACTATTGCAAAAACGGTTTAATCCGAAAGTGGAAAAGCCTGAACCGGAAGAGACTGAAATCATGAGGTGCTTAAAAGAGGATACGAAATAATGAAATTACACTGTATGATATGCTCATTGCAAGGTACACATATGAGCGAAGATTCAGAGATTGCGACAATAGATAAAGACAAGCTTAATCTGCCATTAACGCCTGATATGTTTGCGTCTGCTCATCCGGAACGGGGCTTACCGGCGCCATGGCTACCCGGGGTTGACTGGCAAACTATGTTTTGTCCGAAATGTAGTGCTCACCTGCCGTGGGGAATAGAATATAAGGACACTGAGCAAACAATGAAAGATGGTGGCCCTAAGCAAATATTGACGGATGCGGGGATGATTGATGTTGTTGCCAAAAAAACAGTAGATCATTCAGAGAATTCGAATTATCAGTTGTTCACTTGCGAAAAATGTGGACGTGAAATTAAGGGCAGGGCTGGTTTTGCGTCTCATCAAAAAGCTTGTAAGGGAGAACAGTAATGGAAAAAATAAAACAACAACAAACGTTTTTAGCCGCATCAGCGATGGATGCGATAAGTGCGAGCGCACCAGTTGTAAAACCCAAAAATGAGAAATCACATCCGCTCAACGATAACGATGCGATTTCCGATGATATAGATACACTACAAGCAAAATTAGAAAGAGGGATGTTAGAAGCTATTGCATCCGCCAAGCCTGGGAAACGGCAAGTGTATATCGACGAATACAGAACTTTTATATTAGCTGTATAAGTAAAAAAAAAGGCGGTTAAATTATAAGGAGCGCTAAATGCCGAATAACTCAACAGAACTATTTCCAGCGCAAGGCAAGGCAAAAGCAGGGTATAAGGTTTTTACGATACTCGCCGAAGTGATCCAAGATAAATCAAATTTAGGTTTACCGGCAAAATGGAACCGAAATTATGAATTAGCAAGGAACAAACACTGGGCGCAACCATCCTCTAAGATCACACTCATGACCGCAAACCTCCTATACACTCACCGCCAGCGTACAGTCAACATGCTCACAGACAACAACCCCACGTTCAATATCGTCAAGCGGGGCGATCCTAACGAAGTACAGGATGATGTTTACGACGATCTGCTTCATATCGCCGATTTTTGGTGGGGAGATACAGAACAACAGGCTATTTTTGAGCAATCCGTGATTAATGGCGAGACCTACGGTTGCACGGTTGAAAAGGTTGTGTTTAACCCTGATCTTGAGTTTAATCTTGGCGAGGTTGAAACAGAGATAGTCGATCCATTCCACTTTGGATTCTATCCTGTAAAATCTAAGAATATCCAAAAATCTGAAGCCTTATTCCACTACTGGCCGATGTCAGTCCGGGAAGCAAGGCGGAGATGGCCTCAGTTTGCAGACGATATTACATCCGATGAAGAGTTTTTGAAAGAACTTGGAGACACCAGGCGTGAGGTTTCAGCAAACACGAAGGGGCAACCTAAGGGGTATTTCAGCACATTCGGCGGCATTGTCAAGAACATGCTGAATATGTCAGGTGAGAGCAACGTGGAAGGCGAAGAGCTTTTAATTTGTGAGTGCTGGGTGAAAGATTATACTGAAAAAGAAGATGGAACCCCGCTGTACAAGGGTAATATAAGGGTAATAACCGTGTGTAACGGCGGCAAAATAGTCCTTGAAGACCGGAGCAATCCTTCGATTTCGGAAACGCTTGAGGATGAAGAGGCACAAAAGACTTATTTGTATGACAAGTTCCCATTTACTTTAACGCAATCCATCACGGATACATCGCAGCCCTGGGGATATTCAGATTTTGAGCAGTTAGAAAATATTCAAATTGAAGTTAATAAAACTCTTACCCAATTTACAATGTTCAAGGATAAGGTGGCCGGGTTTAAGTTCATTAATCCTGAAACTTCAGGCGTGAGCAATGCAGAAGTTACCAATCAAACCGGAATACTTAACCCGACAAACGACCTTGCAGCGGCTTCATTAAGATATATAGACCCTCCAAAGATGCCTGCCGATTTGATCGCAGCGTTTAACCTATATAAAGAGATGTTCTTTCTTATATCAGGCTCATTTGAACTCGAAGCGACTCAGACACCAGGTAAAGAAGTTATCGCATATAAGGCCATAGCTGCTTTGCTTGAACACGCCTCAAACATGGTGAAGGGTAAAGAAAGCAATTACAGAAAGATGGGCCGTGAACGTGGGCGGATGTTCTTGTCGCACGTCATGAATTTTTATACTGAAGACAGATGGATACCGGTAGAAGGGCAAGAACAACAGGTTGTCAACGGACGTAAACTGATAGTCCCGGCGAAGCTGACAGTTGTGTCCGGCTCAACAATGTTGAAATCAGAGGTAGTGCAACGGGAGGAATCTCTTGTTTTGTTCGACAAGCAGGCGATTGATAATAGGGCATTATTGAAAAAGATGGGATGGCCGGACGCTGAGATCAAGGAAGTGATTGACCGTATGCAGGCAGGGCCATTTGGCGAACTGTTTGAAAAGTTATCGGGAATAGGCGTACCCCCTGAGATACTTGAGGTGTTTCAAAACTTATCACAAATGGATGTAAAGGATTTTGAGAAGGCTGCAGAAAAGGGGGAAATCCCATCATTTATGGCAATGACACAGGCGATGTCTGGCGAAGCACCAGCAGAGAATCCAATAGAAACAGCGGAACTGGACAAGACTAATGCTGAAATTCAAACCAAAATGGCAGCCGTTGAGAAAGTTATGGTTGAGATTGAGCTACTGAAAGCTAAAATTCAGTCAGAGTTTGTCGATCAGGAAGTCAAGAAGGCCGGAGTAAGCTTTGATCAGACTAAGCTTGAGATAGAGCAGGCGCAGACAATATCGGATATTAAGAACGCTGAAGACCAAGGCAAGAGGGATACAGCACGAGTGATAAAGGATATCCAGACAGATGAAAGCGAGCAACCTGAAAAAGCCTACCCTAAGAAAGCAGGTGGGCAGGATTCAGAGGCAAAAGGCAAGAGTGTCAAGAGCAACACACAGGGAGCATACCGTGAAAAGGGACTTGCATCCAACAACAAGGAGATAAAACCTTGACATTCAATGTCGGCCGAGAAACACAATCTTTATACGCTGGTTACCTTGAAAATTTAAGAAAAGCGGAAGCTGTATCTACCCAACCCGGTTGGAAGATATGGGTAGATAAAAACAAACAGCGCCTAGAGCATGAGACAAAAGCAGAAAACCAATTAATCTTATTCTGGCAAAAAGTTTTTCGGAAATACCCCGTACTTAAAGACAAATCTTGTTTATTTTATGATAGCATCGCTTGCGTTGTCGCACAGGATGCGACTCAAAAAGAAACCAAAGAAAATGAGGTTTTAATAAGGAAGCTTAAGACAGAATTAAAAACGTGTAGATTGCGGAATATTCAATTGACGAAAGACATACAAGGTTTAAAAGAAAGAATTATACAAAATATTCTTAAAGAATAAAAAACCGATAAGGGATAAAACCTTGACAGCAACAGAAAAGCAAATTATTAAGATACTTATCCGTGGATTTAAACAAATTATAACCTCTTTGGAAAAATTGTTTAAAAAATGAAAAATAAAACATATTGGTTTTTTCGGAACCTGTCAGATTTTTTGTTATCAATCCCGTGTGATTTTATATATTTGCCAGTAGTGTACTTAATGTTACAATAAAAAAAATAACTTATTGACTTAGTGTTCCCTTTATGTTATGCGATTACGAAAGACTATAAAAACAAATAGTTAACAGTTCAGTATCACCCTAACGGTTCATGCTGAATTAAAACCAACCACGCCAAACGGCCTCGTTGAGAGTAAAATCTTAACGCAGGCCGTTTTTGTTTTTAGGAGAGTGGATAGTGATCTTATATAGTTTCCAATGCGAAGAATGCAACCAGATATCAGAACAGGCGTTTAATATGTCTGATTGCCCAAAAAAAACACAATGCCCGATATGCCAAGGAACAGCGGCTAAAATAATTAGCATACCAGGTCCGCACCTTGCCAGCGAATCGCCGGGCTGGATAAAATCAATCAGGGAAGTTGTAAACAAAGAAGGCGGAAGGCATTGTCAAGAGTTCCTGAAAGACCCGACAAGGAAGAATTACCATAAATGGATGGCGGGTGAGGGTGTGAGGCATATGGAAGCCGGTGAGAAACCGGGTAGGCCACCCTCACAACCACCTGCTCACGTTATCACAGATAAAATCATGCAAAAGCGCATGGATGATCGAAGAATTAGAATATAAATATTAATTGAAAAAGTAGGAGAAAGTCATGCCAGAACCAGAACAGACGATAAACGAAGACGTTGCAGCCCCGTCCCCTGCAACAAACCCTGATGATCTCATCGCAACGGTAGATGAACAACTACCTGCATCGTCTGAAGAGACGCAAAAAACTGATGAAGAGATTAAGGCTGAAGAGGAAAAAGCTGTTGAGGTTGAGAAGAAAGCAACTGAAGGAAAAGCAGCAGCGCAGGCGCAAGAGGATGAGACTCGGTTTGATAAGCATCCTCGGTTCCAGGAGCTTATACATTCCAGGAACGACCTGAAAGAGCAGTTGAAGACTTTGCAATCGCAGGTAAACGAAGGGTTAAAGCCTAAAGAGGTTGAAGATCCCGGATATAAAGACATCTCTAAAATGTCAGTGGCAGACATCCGGGAATGGATGGATGAAGATCCCATAGCCTACACAGCGAACATTGCAAAGCAAATTAGGGCCGAAGTTTCGGCAGAGGTTGCAGGTACATTTTCACAAAGATCGCAAGAAGATAATGTCCTGAAAACTTTTGATGATTACGCAGCAAAAAATGAAACCTTTGATCCAATGTGGGATTCTGGGGAGATTCAGGCCTTTATTAATAGCAACCCCGGCCATAACGCTATCTCGGCGCATATGGCATTGATGTCAGAAGGGAACGCTAAAGGTGTTGAAGCAAAGGTCAAAGACGCTGTGGAAAAGGCCGTAAAAGAAACCGAGGAAAGAGTGATTAAGAATTTTAAAGCAAAGAAGGGCGCACAAGTTATCGGCTCAGGACCTGTTACAACTGGAACCGTACAAGGTAAGATAGCGCCAGAACTTAAACAACCAAAAAAGTTTGGCGGCGTTAATACAGTTATGGCCGCACGTTTGAAAGAACGGCGACAAGCGGCTATGTAGCTGCCATTAGGAGGATATAATGTCAACATCAACGAGTGAGCTTGATGGAATAACACAAGATTATTTTGAACTGGAAGATGGAAAGCTGGCAAGGGATATTTATTTTAATACATCCTTTCTGTTGAATTATTTTATCAAACAGCAAAAAGGGATATGGGAGCGGCCTGCAGGTGGTTTTCAGATTCGAATTCCTTTGGAGTATGACGGGCAGAATGCGGGATTTTACAGCCGTGGTGCTACCGTAAACTCAGACGACCGTGAGGCTATTACCAGCGTTGTTTTCGATTGGAAGCACGCTTATGGCAACTCAACTATTTATCGTATCGATGGCCTTAAAAATGCCGGTGAATACGCTGTAGTATCAATGGTAAATCAGAGACTTGGCGGGAATCAGAAGTCTGTTACTAAGCTTTTGGCAGATAGTGTATATGATGTACCAGGCGGAGATTCCGAAAGGCTTACCGGGCTTTTGGCTTGTTGCAATGAAACTGCAACCCTGCCTTACGCCGGGAAAGCTGAAAATGATATTGTGGCCGATGACGGGACTAAGCCCTGGGAAGGGAAAGTCAACAGTGACGGCGGGCCAATCTCTCTTGCAAAAATCAGAACAGCTTGCTCTACGGCAAAGCTACGAGATGGTAAGGGCGGAAAACCGGATATTATCGTAACCACTGAAACACTTTACAACACATTGTCAGATGTTCTTCAGGCACAACAGAGATTCACCGAATCTACTGTGACCGTTGAGGCCGGGTTCACTGGTCTAAAGTTTGAGGGGAAAGAGATATTCCCGGATGACTATTGCCCTTCAGGTTATATGTTCGCCCTGAACTCGAACAACATCGGCTTTGCAGTTCATAAAGAAGGCCTGTTTATGAGAACCAAATGGAAAGTTATCCCTGATTCTCCGGAAGATAAGACTTTAAAGATTTATTTCGATGGCAACATGGTTGTCAATAACCGAAAAGCGCATATTGCGTATTCCGGCTTAACTTAGAATTAACCAAACTTTAATCACCCATCCATAAACCCACAGGAAGCGTGGTGGATGGTTGCAAGCTTCCGGAGGAGCATAAAAAATGAGTACATCACCAATGAAAAAAGCAGGGTTTAGTCAAGGAGTTTACCAAACGTCTTCAGTGCAAAAAGAAGCACTCGGGACAAGACGGGCATTAAAAGATGGTCGAGAGTTTGTTTACGCACAGGCTGGAGGTGCTGACTTGACTGCTGGTAATCTTGGCGTATCGGCTGCTATAGCTGCTGCCCATGCAGATGAAGCCATCCTGGTTGCGGTTGCAATTGGGACTAAAACACTGGCTGTAACGGTTACGGCAGGGACAGCGATTGCAGAGAATGCATTAAAAGATGGTGCATTACAGATTAACGATGCCACTGGAGAAGGATATTCTTATCCTATAGAGGCGAACTCGGCTATAAGCGCATCCGGCACAGTGGTGAATCTCACACTTGAGGAAGGTATTAAGGTGGCGCTTGATACGACTTCAAAGTTTACCCTTGTTCATAATCCATGGAAAGGTATTGTCGAAAGTACCACCGTTGCTTGCCCTGTTGGTGTGCCTGTTGTTGCGGTTACAACTCTATATTACTACTGGGCACAGACAAAAGGGCTTGCATGCGTATTGATGGGGGATACCACTGCATTGGGCACAGACGTAATTCAGGATACGGCTACTGTGGCTGGTAGCACAGCTATTATGGCGGCTGCTTCTGTTATTCCGGCGGTTGGAACAGTTCACGGGTTCGCTGGCGTTGATACTGAATACCAGCCTGTAATCCTCAAGATAACATAAGGAGGTGAAGCCATGAGTTTAACAATCACGAATAGAGAATTTTCCGTCTTTGGCACTAAAAGAGTTGTTTTCTGCGATATTGCCTTTGATTCTTCATACCCAACTGGCGGGGAATCATTAACGCCTGGCGATATAGGTCTATCTGTAGCCACTCACGTCACAATCGCTGGCAATAGCGGGTATGTCTTTGAGTATGACTATACCAATAGCAAAGTCAAGGCTATGACCCCCACAGCGGCGCAAGCAGCCGTAACCACCGATAAGGTGACTATTGCTGATACTGGGGCAGGGAACATCACAGACGGCCAGTCCTGTATCGTTGACGCTACTTTTAGGTCTGCTGTAGACGCTGCTGCTGCCGATGAGGTCGGTAATACAACTGATCTCAGTGCTGTAACATCAGTAAAGGTTATGTTTATCGGAAGATAACTGGTTAATATCATTTATGATTGAGGTTGTCGTGAGATAGCCTCAATCATTTCAAAAGGAAGTGGAATGGCTATTGAAACAGTTTTAGAGATAAACGAAGAAGTCCAGACTATTATCCAAGATGTTTCTTTCGGGATAGCGGACACGATGTCGTATGTGAATAAGGCTTTGAAAGAAATATCAGGCCTCTTCCTGTTACCCAAGTTGCTTGAAACAGAAACCACGGTCGATACGGTAGTTTCAACAGCTTACGCCGACCTTCCCGATAATTTCCAAAAACATTTGCACTACTGCTATTCCAATACAAACAATATTAAAATTAAAATTTATGGAAGTGTCGAGTTGCTGTATTCAGCTTTTAGTCGGCTTGATCTTGGGGGTCGTGTGGTTGGTGTGGCAAGAAAGGGAGACCGGTTATATTACCAGCGTATTCCTTCCTCGGCTGAAACTTTGAGAGTGCATTATTATAAGGCTCCAACGATACAAACTATCAACGGCGACCAGAATGATGCGTTACCGGAATTTCTAACCAGGCCACTCCTTGTAAGTTATGTAGCAAAAGAAATCTGGAAGCTCATAGAGGACGGAGAGGAAGGGGCAAGCCCTAACACACGATATTATAAGAATGAATTTAACGGGGCCATGGCTGCGTTAAATCGATATATTGGGCCAGAAGATAGATGCCCGATAGAAGTGAATGACAGCTTAAATTTAGAAAGTTTTTTATAAGAGGGTTATTATGCCATTATTAAAGAAGTCTACACCGGATAAAAAAAGAAAAGGGCTGTTTAGGGAAATATTCCAAAGAAATAAAAATAAAAACAAGCCTTTTTCCGGTAGTATGGACGCAGGGAAAGCGGCCATATTCAAGCACAAGAAAAGATTAAAAGATCTTGAAGAGAAAATGGGGCAGTAAGGACTATCATGTTGCTATTCAAAGGCACAAAAGGGCTTAACACTGAAATAGATCCTGCAAGAATTGAATTTGATGCTGAGACAGGCCTCCAGGAGCTTGCTGCGTGTAAAAATATTAACATAGATGATACGGGAAGAATCTCACGGAGGAAAGGGTACGAACAGAAAGTTAGCGGCAGTTATCACAGTGGTTTTTCTTGTGGCGATTACGCTCTTTGTGTGACCGGGGATGCTTTAACTGTAATTAATGCGGATTATTCCACAACAGCGATTCGTGCAGTTACTCCGGGTTTGAGGATGCGGTACGTCAAGGTAGGGAATGAAATATATTATTGCAATAATCGGGAAACCGGTTATGTGCGGAACCGTGTTTCTTCTTCGTGGGTAGCTGCTGATTATACCGGAATGCCAACAACCAGAATACTGAGTCCCCCTCCTGTAGGTCATATGGTCGGGTTTTACAAGAGCAGGGTGTATGTGGCTGTAGGCGATACCTTGTTTTTCAGCGAGCCGAATTCAAGGAACCATTTTGACCTTGCAAGAAATGTAATCATGGAAAGTTCAAGGATTGCTATGTTTGCCCCTGTAGAGGATGGATTTTATCTAAGCAATTCCACAGAAATATTGTTTTATTTTGGGAATAACCCAAATGAGCTTACTCGTAAAGTCGTCTCAAATTATCCAGCGATAGAAGGCACTGACATAGGAACAATGATGTCTCAAATTGGTACATTCGAGGAAGGCGGGAAGTCCATTTTGGTCGCTACTAAAAATGGCCTTTCTATAGGAATTAAATCTGGTATTTTTCTCAACTTTTCAGAAGATAGCGTTAAATATCCTGCGGCTAATTTCGGGGCGGGAGTAATTAAAAATAGGAAGTATATTGTAACTTTACAACCATAAGGAGGAAAACAATGGCAGTAAGATTGTCTACCGGATTGGTAACTGAATTGATGGGAGATGGCACTGGCAACTCCTTCAAAGCGTTATTTATTGATAGTGTAATGGACATCTATAGCGGCAACCAACCTGCTGCTGCTGATGCAGCGGAAAGCGGCACAAAGCTGGTTTCTATTACGCTTAGCGCAGGAGCTTTTGTAGGCGGTGCGCCTACAAATGGCTTGGAATTTGATGCTGCTGTTGCTGGGGTTCTTGGCAAGGCCGCTGCAGAAACTTGGTCAGGTATAGGGCTGGCGATAGGGACAGCAGGATGGTTCAGATTTTATGATAACGCTTATACAACTGGGGCAAGCACAACCGCTGTAAGATTTGATGGCAATATTTCTACAGCCAGCAGCCAGTTAGTCTTAAGTAGCACAGCAATTAAAGTGTCTTTGCCAGTGTCGATAACTACTTTCGCTTTAACACAGCCAATGAGTTAAGCCATGAAATATATATCTACTGACGCGATAGACACAGCGCTCAACTATATAAAAACAAATGCTACGATTATGTTGGTCTGCCATACAGCACCGACAACATATGCTGAGGCAGTGCTATATTCGTTAGGCTCAAGCAACATTAGCACTGTTGATTTTGGTGCACCCCGAACAGGAGCGGTTTCCGGTAGGCGTATTACCTGCCAAGAAGTAGAGGTATTGATAACATCATCAAATAATATAACATTTTTAGCACTTGGGAAAGTAAGCACCAACGTTTTAATCTATGTTACCGAAACTGATTCGACTAGTGTTATCGTAAATTCGATTTACAAAAATAAAACCTGGGATATTGAGATTAATAATCCCACTTAGGAGATTCTAAATGGACACCAATAAGTTTACATCCGGATTAACTGCCGAAGGAACATCGATCTATGAGTGGGAACTTTGGAGAGGCGGCAAGTTATTCAAGCAAGGGGACACTCACAATGTGACTACAACTGAGGGCTTTAACTATTTGTTGCAAACAGGGCTGGGAAACGGGACAGCCGAGCCGACTTGGTACACACTAACTTTTGTAGATGATTACACTCCGCTATTAACAGACACATACGCCGTTCCTGGGTTTACTGAGGCCGATTCTGAGTACAGTGAAACCACAAGGCCTACATGGACGGACGATGCTGCTGCCGGTGGGAGTATTGCAAATAGCAGCACTGCGGCTTTTTCTATTATTGCAACTGCAACAATATACGGTGCAGCGTTGGTGAGCAATAACACTAAAGCTGATGTTGCAGCAGGCGGTGCAGTAATGTACGGAGCTGCAAAATTTACCGCTGGATTACCGGTTGAAAATGGTGACACTTTAAAGGTTAGAATCACTGTCACTCTGCAAAATGTGTAATAAGGGAGAATAAACGATGGCTGATATAGCTTTGCATAAAACTTATGCCACCTCTGACTTATGGTGGACGGATATACAAGCGTTCATGGTCGCTGCTGGTTGGACGAGCCATGATACACTGGATGCAGATAGCGAAGTTTACAAAACGAATGGTAGCGCTCATGGGTATCCTTATATTTACTTAGAGCTTCGAAGAGTTACTACAACTGTTACTTTTACACTTTGGCTTTATTGGAATGCAACTACCCATGTTGGGACTACTCAAGCTTATGCCAATACAACTTATGATCAAGTGGTATGGGATGCAGCCACTAAAATGTTTATGGTGGGCAACGCTGATTTTGTTGCCATTGGAAAATTCGTTGCAAACCAAAGCCTGCTTGTTGGCTTTTTGGATAAATTATTCTACGACACTATTACAACAACCACAGCGCTGGCGAGTACTGGCTCTGGAGTGTCATTAGCAGTGGCGTCGTCTACTGGGTTCTCAAAAGGGCAAAAGATTCAAATCGTTGGGGTAGATACTGAAGGGAGAGACCAACTACAAGTGCAAACAATAGTAGATAGCACTCATATTCAGGTAACTTCTTTGCCAAGAGATTACGCCTCTGGTGCTTTTGTTGGGGTAACCCCTTGCCCAGCGATGATGGGCGGCTACAATAGCACTTTAAGCAACTTCGCAGAACTTTGCAGGTTTGACCATGTTGGGGATGAGGACGGTATTATTGGAGAATACGCAATAGCAACTGCTGCAATACTATCTACTTACCTTGATCCTGATGCAGGAACAGGCCAATACGGTTTAGTACCTGCCCAAGTAAACAGCTATGATAAAAAAGGGGCTATTGGCTGGTTAGACTTAAATGGACTAATTAGAATGAGTCCCGCTGTTACGATGTCAGATATGTTTGCGGTGCAGACAGGCAACCAACCTGAGCAAGGGACACCTTCCGGTGCGACTAACACTACATTAACTGATACAACAAAAACCTGGGCTACGAATGAATGGCAGAATAAAATGGTGCTTATTGTTGATGGTACGGCATCAGGGGCAACTAGAAAAGTTAATAGCAACACAGTCGATACCCTTACAGTTGAAACATGGGACACTAATCCTGACGGGACAAGCACTTATCGAATTTGCGATGCTGTTTACAGATACCTTGAAGATAGCTTCGCTATAAAAGAGGATAGAGAGGTTCTCTAATGGCTGTCTACGATGCGAACATGCTGGCTTTTGCTACTTTCCCGGAGATAACAAGAGGGAATAAAATAGAAACATTTTATGCTGCTTACAATAGTGTAGTAGTGCCAGCAGAACAATTAGAGAAGCTTATGCAAGTTCGTTACCACTTCGTCTTTCGTATATATAAAATTGTTGAATTAGTTAGTAACACGATAATAAGAAATTTTAGAATATGACTACCTATGATACAATAAAAATAGATACTTCAGATCTTCCAGGAATTGTTTCCGCAAAGAAGATAGTGACGTTTTATTCTTATTACGGCTGTAAAAGTAGCAAGGTTGCTCCGGCAGGGCAGGAAGTCACTTATACAGAAGAGATAGATTTTCTTGGTGATTGCAGCGTTAGCAGTGTTGGAGGAAAAGAAACCTTTAGAGAAATGGTATTTTCAGCCGATGCTGCAATGGTAGCAACAGCACCTTATTTTCACTATGGGGCAGCCTTGTTGAGCGGTAAAATTTCAGTTGTTTTGACAACTCCTGAGTTTTATCTTGAAGAAATTATCGAAAGAGCGGGTGCCACTTTTTCAGCAGTTTGCCCTAATTTGAAATTCGGCTACACCATAATGCTCACGGATGGAACTTACGCTACTTCTGGCCAATCTTTAACGGGGAAGCTAATTTATCTTGCCAATAACCAGTTTGCAGTCTCTGGTGTACCTGATACAGGAAAAGACATATTTACAAGTACTGCTGAAACTTCAGCAGAGGCAATAGTTGTAAAATCTATTTATACTTACAGCGGAATTAGTGCTGTGATGAATACTATCCCCTCATTTGAGGTTGTTACTCTTGCAGTAGCCGGGAACTTGGATATAGAGTTACCTAAAATAACGGTATCTGCTTATGGTGGTGCAACCGGAGCAATAACTTTACCTCTTATAGAATGCGCTGCTACTGGGCTGATTGGGATACTTGGAGAATGGGATGAGGCGTTACCTCTTTTAGAGTGTTCTGGAACTGGAACTGTTTCGATAGCCGGTGAATTGCAAGAAGACCTTCCTCTTTTAGAGTGTTACGGAACCGGTATCCGTGGGGCAAGCGGAGATCTTGATATAGAATTGCCTTTGATCACAATAGAGGCGACTGGGCATGCAGCAGCAGACGCAGACGCAGATATTACACTCCCATCTATTGTATGTTACGGCACTGGCAAAGTGGGCGAAAGATTCACCGATGAAATTTTAAGGCATAGCAGGTATTAAATGGATTACTTAACTTTAGCAGTTAATTTGAAAAATTTGGCCATTAGCCAGTATGTTAATTACAATTTCAATTCTTTCGCTAAAATCGGAAATATCCATATAGGTTTTAGTGAAGATGGGATTTATGAACTGGATGAAGCTGGCAATGATGATGGCTCAAGTATCGACGCTTTTGGTGAATTTCCAAGAAGCGACTGGGGAATACCTAATCAAAAAAGGATTAGAAAATTTCATGTTGGGTATGAATCTACCGGCAGCATCCAGTTTGAAGTTAAAACAGACGAAGGTAACACAGAAACTTACAGACTTACACCGGCGCTATCATCGAGCAGGCAAGGAAGTGGCGAAGTTTCAGGAAGAAGAAGCCAAAAAGGAAGATATTGGGAAATTAAAATTGCAAATACATCAGGATGTGATTTTAGTATAGACTCTATCCATGTCGATCCTACAATTTTAAACAGTAAACCAAGAGGGAGTTAAGCCATGGCGATCAATGTAGGTCGAGTCCCGCACACATCTTATAGCATTGGGGCAAACGAAGCCGGGCAGCTTGTCGAGGACAAATTCACAAGCGCACAGGATTACGCATCAGACGCAGTGACCACGGCTAAGTTTTATTTAGACACATTGGCGGCTTTGTTCACTGATATCTCACCTCCTACATCGGATATTTCGTATGCTTTTCAAGAGTCTGCCATTGATAATGATCTTACATCATTGCGGCCAGAGGCTCCAAGTGACGCAGACCTCACACCTGAAACTATTACCGCGCCAAGCAGACCTGTTTTTTCTACGGTCACTGTTCCAACTGTAACCATTCCGGCATACGATATAGTAGAACCGGATGTTGATTTTAACTATGATGAGACAGGATATTCAAGTGATTTAAACACCGCTCTAATTGCTGTAGTCAAAGACTTTCTCGCTGAAGGAGGAACAGGGTTAGGAGCAGAAACAGAATCGGCATTATGGGAGAGAGCAAGGAACCGGACAGAGTTAGAGAATGAAAGATTGTACGCTGAAACAGAAAATTATTTTGCAGCAAGGGGTTATGAAATTCCGCCTGGCATGTTAAGCGGGAGGCTATTAGAAATAACCAAAGAAATTAATAGGAATAACCAACAGCTAAACTATGAAATTACTATTGAGCAAGCTCGGTTGGCCAAAGAACATTCACAGTTTATCATCAGCTCAAGTATTCAGTTAGAAGGGCAGGAAAAAGAATTATTTAATTCTTCAGCAAACAGGTTGCTAGACGCTGCAAAAGCTGCTGCCGAGGTTATCCTTAGAGTTTATACCACAAAAGTTGAGGCTTACGTTAATAGAATTAAAGGATCATCCTTAGAGGTAGAAACCGAAAAATTAAAGGCTGATATTGTTACGCAATCCAACCAAAATTTAGTTAGTGTTTATCAAAGTGATATTGAAGCTTACAAAATAAATGTTACCACTGAGCTTAGTATTATAGAAAATATCGCCAAAGTTTATGGTTATAAAATTGCTGGGTACGAAGCCGACTCCAAGGCGATGGCAATTACGCTGGATGCACAAATTCAAGAATACAAAGCAAAAATAGAACAGGCCAATAATCAGACAACACTCTCTTTGAAAGAAGCTGAATTAACATTGCAGGGCTACCTTGGCTCCACCGGGTTAACGATAGAAGGTCAAAAGGCTATGGCAAATATTTCGTCCCAATTAGCAGCCAGCGCTATGTCTTCGGTAAATGCAAGCGCAAGCTTGAGCGATTCTCTTTCAAGAGGAGTTAGCATGGGCTACAGCCATAACGAGACACTTACTAACTCGGCAAGGCTTAGCGAAACTCATACCTATCCACATGCGGAAACTTAACAATGTCAGCATCTTATGTGCAATATAGGCATACCGGTGATAAATACAACGCAAAACGACTGAATCACTTTGGTTTTGCTCAGCTTGAAATTTTGCGGAATGCCATGCGTTTTCAAGGGTTGATGCAGAATAAAAGAATTGTTGAGTTTGCAAGTGGCATTCGGGTAGTCTGCACTTCTGTTTTTGGTATTGATACCATTAACATTTATGTTCCACCGTTGTTGTTGGCAGTGTTTGAAAAAGATGTTATAATTATAGAGGAATATTGCTGGTGCACTACGTACTTCACGGAGGGGAAAATTTTAGAGGTTATAGGCCCTGAGTTATTGGAGGGCGAGTACGATTTTTATGTTGGTGGAATGTGGTACTATTATAATAGGATAGTAAAAAAAAAGTTTTATTTGTTTGAAGCTGAATACACAGGAAGGAGATATTTAGTTGATCTTTGCAGGGGAAAGGAAGAGAAGCCTTTGCTATGCCATGCGATGGATTTTGGTATTTATGAGGTTGACGATAAGGTTTTATTGTTTTGCCTTGGGAGCTATACTGGCCGAGGGCGATTTTACCCAAAGATTCCTGCCTTTAAGGAAGGATCTTGCGCAGGGGCAGCAGCAGGCTCATGTTTCTCTTGCTCGGCGAAGCTGAGTCCTCCGATTGCGCGGGGCGAGCCTGGAGATATTGACGGAACTTACGCTATAATAGCGCTGGGTGCCGATAAAGAGAAGCCAATCCCCGATGAAACTGCAACCGATGTTACAACATATAAGCAAGTAAGTTTGGAAGAAATAGAAAAAGATTGCATACAAATTTTGGAGCTTCATCAAAAACCTGATGTGCAGGAGATGTACTATGGGAATACAAAGTTTTTCTTTAGTGTTGATTTCCTTGCTAAAGAATTAATATTTGACTACGGTACTGGGCAAATAATTGTAGATGTTCATATGAATTGCCAGTCACCCTTGAGTTATAAAGACAGAATGCGAATGGCAAGTTATTTGCCCAGGCATAAGTATAAAGCAATAATTCTAAAAACAGATACAGGGTACACATTAATAGGGTTTGAAGGTGCAGCAACTATAAGATGCCCTGCCGAGGTATTGCGCTTTTCTGTGTGGCAGCGAGACGAATATCGGCCAGGGTATTTTCAGGATACCCACCGAACGAAAGCCTATTTTGATTTAGATTCGCTAATAGAACTTAAAATTAATGAGGATAGAAAATTGCCTGGGCATGAGATGGCTGGGGAATATCGCCCTGTGCTAATTTCTACTAAGCCTAACACCTATACGCAAGATGTTACCCACAGCGGGGGGGGGTCATATGTAATGGGCGGAGGTGGCGGTGCAAAAGGCTATCTCATAGACTCGTCATCTGCCAGCGTTACAAAAACACATAGTGTAGAATATGGCAATAGAGAAGATTTCGTTGTGCCTATATATACTCATACTGTAGATATTAGCACTTATTCATTGACAATGTATGGAGCTTACACCACTGGGCACGGTTCTCGCTACGATTCAATAAGACCAATAGTTTTTACTATCCCGGAGCATATGATAGAACTCAATGTCCCGCAATATGATCAAGCCCGTAACATCCCTACTATGTATAAAACTTATGCCGAAACTACTTATTTTTATGCCGGGGGGGTGGGGTCTACGGCATCGAGCACAACCACGACCGTTTATTCTAATGCACAAGAGAAAGAAATAGTCACTGAGAGTGTCCAATGGGATGCCGTAACTCTTTACCAAAGTGGGGGGGGGGACGAAATTGAAAACTACTATGCTACTACTGTATACTATAATAAAGTGCTGCTTGCTACTACGGTATGCGCGGCGCTAATAAACGCTGACTTTTCTATTAGGTTATATAACATAATTATTACAGCAAGCTATACCCATACAAGGGTAGACGGCCCCGCTCACCAATCTGGCGACATGTCAGGAATATGGTGGGTTGATACTGTTTCTGGGGCAGAGTACAATGCGTTTGTAACTTTATATAAGACTGAAGTTGTAACAGAAAGAGTAGACATGGGGGGCTATAGAGTGACTGACAGCAACATTATTAGCTCAGGGGCAGAAGTAGCATGGATTAAAGAAAAATTTCTTGCTTATTGCGAAAAGAATGGGCCGTTAAGCAATCTGCAAGCTAGTGTTTCGTGTGGGTTTGCGATAGAAAATGAAATAAAAGGAGTTTAAAATGGCAAGAAAACAAACCGGTGAAATGACGAGTGAATATAAAAGAGCGAGAGATAAGGCACGGAAAAGAGAAGACCAAATCGCTGCCACGGAAAGACGACACGAAACGGCTTTGACTGAACGTCGCCAAACCGGTGCAACCAGAAGACGTGCCATGATGGAAGCGGGGGAAGGTTCTCGATATCAACAAAGATATGGGCAAACCGGGGTTGATACTTCTGGTGGATCAAGATATACTAAGGCAACAGGCACAAAAGCCAAAGCCGCAGGCGGGTTTACTCCCTTGCAAACAGCCAATATGCGAAGAGATATATATGCTAAGTTGCAACCAGCGTGGGAAGAAAAAACAGAATTGGGAGGATGGGTTAATCCAAAGACAGGGGAGCCATTAGCCAGCGAAGAGATACGACAAAATCAAGAAGCTGAAATTGCCGATTGGATGGAAAGATATGCAAGTGGAGAAGAGGCCATGCCTTCAGCAGCAGCAACGGCGCAACCTGATAGCTTGCAAGGCAGAGGCCGTGTGATAACGGAAGGTGGGAAACAGTACGATTTTGGTGGAAATAGCAAGATCACCGAAAGCATGGCTACCCAAGAGATGATGGGAAGGGCAAACTTTTCCCCGCGAGCGGCTCAGATAGCAGCAACAGCAGAATCATCAAACCAACCGTTTCTGCCAGATGATGAAATGTGGCAAGCTCACCGTCCGGCACAGATGGCAAGCCAAATGGCCGCACCTACAGCAACGATAGCACCACCTACAAACGCAAGACGACATTCATGGGAAGATTGGGCGGCGACGACCCCGCAACAAGGTTTTCAGCGAATGGGTAGGTCTCTTAGTAAATATGGTCTTGGTACTGAAAATTGGAAGGCGACTGGAAGGCTGTACAGCGGTGCAGCCAAAAAAGGATGGAGAACATACACTGATTTAGTCGGTAGGGCATTGGCCGGACAACGTGAGTCAAGAGAGCGACTGGGTAGATAATTATGGGATTATTAGACTACGAAATAAAGCCAAAATCAAAACTGGAACAACAAAATTTAACACCTGTAGCACCTGCCGTTTCTGCTGCTCCTGCTGCCGTTAATCCAAACCAGCAATTTTTGGAGGCCGGTCATCGTGCGGTTGAAAACAAGATAAAAAGTAGCTCTTTGTTCCGGCCTGAACGATATTTTGAAGGCATGACGGACAACGATTATATCGAAGAGGGGCGGAAAGCATTACAAAAAACCGGCATAAGCAGCGCCTTGGTCGGTGGTGTCAAGCAAACAGGCGCAAGTCTTAGGACTGCATGGAATGTAGCGACAGACGACCCAAGAGAAGCCGAACAGGTTTCACTATCAGCAGCACAAATTCCAAAGACACAAGCACAGCAAGCTTTTATGCAAAATCTTCAGACACGGAAGGAAGAAGCTGGGGATGATTCTGTAATGCAGGCTATTGCGAACGTTGCCGGTGCAGCATGGGAGAACCCGAAAGGGGCTATACATGAAGTCGCGGCTCAACTTCCTAATTCAGGCGTTATCCTCGGGAGTATGTTTACAGGGGCTAAAATAGGGGCTGCTCTATCTGCCGGAAACCCTATAGTGGCAATGGCTGGCGGAATAGTAGGCTTATTGTTTGGGAATATAGCTATAGAAACCGGTGGGATAGCTCAAGAGCAATTTGCAAAAGGGGAATACGGCAGAGAGGACGTTTTAGAAAAAGGGGCCATAAAAGGCGGGGTTATAACCGGTGTTGATGTCGCCACAATGGGCGCAACACGGTTAATATTCTCTCCTTTTTATAAGGCAGCGAATAAAGCATCTCAGGCAGCAATCTCAAGTGCATTAAAAGCCAAAGGCATTAACCCTCTTGATGATGTCGCTGTAAAAGCAGCATTTCTGTCAGACAAAGCCTTCGCCAGTTCAGTTCAGAAAGCTGGAATAAAAGCAGCGTCTAAAGCTATGCCTAAAGGGTTTAAAAGCGCAGGGTTGCACGGTACAGCCGTTGGCCTTGATATGATAGGAGAGGGAACGGGAGAATATGGCGGCTCTGTAGCAGCCGGGCTTGATGCAAGCTTAACGGATGCAGTAATGGAATCCATGATGTCTATCCCGCAAAGTGCAGGGGAAGTTGCAGTAGGAAAGTCTCTTGCCAAAATAAAAGAAATGGGGGAGCCTTTGTTGGGGGATGGCGATCAGGAGCAGTTCTTGCCAGATAATATCGTTGCGCAAGTGCCTTCTAATGAAACCAACCAAATAAAAGATGATATCAAATCCGGGAGGCTGGCTAAAGCTATTGAAACCGGTGATTTAACTTCCGAAATGATGGAGCCGGTTATCGAAAGAGTGGCCGAGCAAGATACAAAACTGGCCGAACAAGTCCGGGGCATGTTTGTTGAGAAGGAAACAGATTTAACGGAAAATGAAAACCAGTTTGAGAAAGATCCGTTAGACGCTGAAAATAATGCGGACTATCTTAATAAATATATAAAGAAAGCAAGCTTAAAGGTAGAGCCGACTGATGCAGATGTAGAAGCTGTGCGAACCGAAACCGAAAAGTCTATTACCCCGATATCCAAAATACCGGAATTTAAAAAGTCAGAAGAGGCCATAGCCTTTGGGAAGCAAGCAACACTTGAACAAGCGCCTAAACTTCAGAAGCTTATGGATGATCAGGATGCCAAGGCCGTTGCATTAAAGGAAGAGGGTAAAATACAAGAGTCAATGGACGGAAAAGTCAAGGCACAGTTATATAACGAAGCCTTTAGAAAAAGCAAGACTGAACGTGAAATTTCAGGGGATCGGGCAGCACGAGGGGGAAAGCCTCCAGGATTTAAAGGAGTTGTTCCCGAATGGGCGGTTGAGGGTACGGAGGCAATAGAACCTTGGGAAATGGGAAAAGATGAATTTAATAAAATATCAAAATACCATCATGGAACAGATGAAAAGTCATTGCTTAAAATAGAGGGAGAGGGTTTTCGGGCAGATGCGCCATTAGAACACCGAAAATATTCTTATGGCCAACTCGGACCCAATAATATTTATTTATCGAACGCTGGAAAGGATAAACATTGGTTAGACAAAGACTGGGCAAAAAAAGCGAGGGCTGTCGGGTATGATAAAAGTGTTCCTGTGATTATTAAAAAAGATGCCAATGTTGTGGAAATAAATTCAGAGGAAGATGCAGACAAAATAGCGCAAAAAGCAGGGTTTAAGGATTTCGAAGATGCGGAACAAGCTACATGGTTTGACGCTTATGATATTCCTATAGAAGACCCATCTTATCAAGATTATTTTAAACAGGCAAACGATGCGAAACAAAAGTTTATAGATATTGGAGTCGATGGCTTTGACATTAAAAAAGATATTGGGACGAGTGAGCCTCAAGTTGTAATTTTGAATCCATCAATTATTCAAACTCACAAACAATCTGTTAAGCAAGCTATTAATGAAGGTAAAATAAAATCACATCTCGATTACCCAGAGTTAACAAAAATAAAACCAAGCCAGCAGAAAACATCTGAAAAAATAAAAGATATTGCAACAAAAGAAATCCCTATTGAACAAATAAAACTATCAAAAGATGTTCCGCAATTCAAGGAAGGTGCTGACGCAAAAGGTGTCGTAACCCCAATAGAGGGTGAGTACGAAAGAGTAGGGACACCACCTGTAGTTTTATGGGAAAGAGAAAATGGTGATTTAGAATTAATCACTGGCCGGCACAGGTTTGATCTTGCACAAAGGCAAGGCGAAGAAACAATCCCGGCGCAAGTGCTGAAAGAATCTGAAGGGTTCACAGCCGAGCAAGCAGCTATTTTTGATGCTGAATCAAACATAAGAGACGAGCAAGGGAGCGTGAGAGATTATGCCGCATATTTCAGAGGAACAGAAACCACAGAAGAGCAAGCATCCAGCCGAGGGCTTTTATCAAGGGTTAAAGGGCAAGATGGGTTCACTATTGGAACAAATGCCGGAAATGACCTCTATTACGCATATAGAAACGGAGATATCAACGGGAAGAAAGCCATAGCAATAGCCAAAGCCGTGCCGAACAATAATGAGTTGCAAAATGTAGGCATGAAATACGCTGACCAACACACTGCTGATGAAGTGGGTAACTACCTCCAGGCGGTTAAAACGATAGTGCCAAAAGCTACAAGCGGACAAGCGAACCTATTTGGAGAAAATGAAAACTGGCAAATCGAAGCTGACAAAATGGCCGGGGCCGCGACCAGTATGGGTTCAGAGTTAAAGCAAGAGCGGGCATTACTAAAGTCTGTCAGCAAGTTAGATAAAGTAAAACACAAAGAGCTTCTTGATAAATATGGCATTAACCCGGGTGATGTACAGGCTATCAATAATAAAGTGAGAGAACTCGATACAAAGATCCAAAGATTTGATAATTGGGCAGCGTATCCGGATGTTGTTGCAGAAATAAAAAAGCAAGTAGGAGCCACATATGAAAAAGAAACCGAAAAAAAGGCTGGTGAGATATCCGAGCCAACCGGAAGGGTTGCACCTCCCAAAGGCAAAATGGGTAAACCAAAATGGCCGAAAGTCGTATCCAACGCCAGGCGAAGGTATTTATCTCATACATCCCATATAAAAAATTCAGGTGATGCGGCCGCATTCGCTGATTATAATTTATCGAAATTCCCACAAGAAAGGCTTGTTGCGTTACTTTTGGGTGAAGAAGGGAAAATATTAGGAGCGCATAGATTCAGTGTCGGCACTACTGCGGCTGCACCGGCACAAGTGGGAATCATCGCCGGGCAGGCGATGAATACTAAAGGCGTAAGGGAAATAATTTTAGTCCACAATCATCCAAGTGGAAACGCAGTGCTATCACAAGGGGACAAAAATGTTTCTGAACAACTTTTATCTCTTCTGGCCGGAACAAAAATTACGGCTCCTGAAATAATTGCTGTTGGAAAGGGTGAATATGTATCCAGTATTGATTTAAAAGCTTATCCGCTTCCGAAAACAGGGAAAGCTACAGTTCGAGTACCGATGTTTGTCAGGATGTTTAAAACAAAAGGCGAAAATTTACCAGTTATAGCAAGTCCGGGACAAATACTTAGAATAGGTGAAGAGTTGCTTCCGCAAGGGGGGCTACTTTTCTTAGATAACAAACACGCTGTTACCGGGGTAATGCGAGTTGAGAATTATGATAAGCTTCGAGGGATAGCAGCTAAGAGGATTTTAAAACAAGCTGAAGGTGCGAACGCTGTTACGATAGTTGCTTTTGAGCCTGATACTACCTTGCCAAAAATAAATGCTGCGAATCTTCAAAAGTTTGCGAATGCTGCCGGTATGAAGCTTTTAGACGTGATTCAGGGCGGTCAGTCATTGCATGAGCAAGGTTCCATGCCTGTTACTGGAGGGGCTATTTATTTTGAGGCCGGCAAAGCCAAAGCCATTCCCTTAACATCAAAAGATATAAGCGAAACTTTTGCCAAAATGGAAAACGTTACAACAGGTCAAGACAAGCAAGGGAACCTGTGGTTTAAATTTAAAGGCTTCCCAAAACATACGATCCTTGAAATGGATTCAATCAATGACCGGATCGGCCTTACAGATGAACGAATAAGAACAGGCGCATTCTTACCGGAGCCTAAACAAATCTGGTTTAAAACTGGCGGTGCTGGGGTAAAAGCTGACATAGGCTCCGTTGCACATGAACAATGGCATTTATTCAAGAGCTTTGGTGTTGTGTCAGAAGGCGATGTTAGGGCAATCAAAAGAGCTATCAGGCGCAGTGGGATAAAGGGAGACGTTACCGAAGAAATGGAGGCATCTTTTATAGGCGACGCTGCAAAAAGCCGAGCATATGCACGTGATACACGCATAGGACGTATTCTGCAAAAGATTGGAGACTTCTTTGATGCTATGGTTAATCTTATGGTTACTACCAGTAGAGGCGTTGCCCGTAAAATGGAAACTGGGAAGATTGCAGAACAGAAAATTGCTGGTCGAGTTGGGGGTGCTGTTCCGGCTATGGCTTTTGAACAAACTGCAGCCAGATTCTATTCACAGGTAATAAAAACAGTAGAAACAAAAATGCCTGCTAAGATGCAAGCTTCTTCTGTAATGAACTGGCTCAAAAAGCAACCTGGGGTCAAAGCTGCTGAACTTGAATGGATGAATATCGAAGAAATGCTTGAAGGTAAGAAGAGTGTTGGTCGGGATGAACTTGTTGAACTGCTTAAAGAAAATCAGGTTGTTGTTGAAGAGGTTGAGAAAGACACAGATACGCTAACAACATGGAGGATAGCATGGGATGATACAGGCGGATACCAGTTTTTTCATAATAAGGCAAAATTTGAAGCAGGAGGAATTATTTTTCCAGACGAAGATCTTGCAGAGGAAAATGGATTAGAAATAGACAAACCTTTGGAGTGGGATAATTTACCTTTTGCGACGCAAGACGAGATCGATGAGTGGGATATTGATGGAGCCGTTGAAAATAGTGGTGTTGTTGGCAACACCAAATTCTCTGAATACCAACTCGAAGGCGAAAAAGAAAACTACCGTGAGTTTTTCGTTACTATGCCAAGTGCTAAAAACTATTCGTGGGAAGATGGGCATTCTGAATATTCGGATGTAAAAAATCCAATAGTACGGATGCGTATAAATGAAAGGGTTGCCGCAAACGGTGATAAAATTTTATTTCTTGAAGAAATTCAAAAACCATTACCGGGACAACAAAAAGGGATGCCACTTTTTGCTCAAAAAAATGCGATTGAGATAGGGTTGAAAAGGCTCATTCGCATGGCAGCCGAGCAAGGCTTTGACAAGGCAAGTTGGATTTCGGGTCAGCAAACTGCTGATCGGTATGATTTGAGTAAGTATTTAAGCGAAGTTCATTATTCTGGGTCTAATTTGGTGGGGTATGACCTTGACGGCAACGAAGCTATTAAGCAAACAGGGATAATGCCAGAAGACTTAGATCAACATATCGGAAAAGAGCTTGCGGAAAGGCTGATGGCAATAAAACCTGTTAATAGGTTACGTTCTTTAACTGATCTTGATTCAAAGGTAGGCGGTGAATGGGCATTTAATTTGTATGATAAAATGATACCCCAATTCCTAAAGAAATTTGGTAAGAAATGGGGTGCGAAAACAGGAACGGTTGAAATAAATACGACAGGCTGGCAATCAAAGCCAAAATATGTTGGCGCTACCTATACGATAGAAGATGTGAAAAAAGCTCTTACTGTTGCCCGAAAAGGCGTTCCAGATATCTTTGAAAGTCCTATAACCGGAGAGCGTCAAATGTTTGCTGTTAATAGGGCGCAGATAGAAAGAGGATTGAGATCGTTACAGAAAGAAATGGAGGCAGGGACATCTTTTAGCGATGCTATTGCGAGGGGAAGCGCCGGTGTCGCTGAACTGTTTGGGGGCAAACTTGAACGGATACAACAATCAATAACTAACCAATCCTTCACCATAACGCCACAGTTACGGCAAGCTGCTCTTTCTGAGGGTATGCCGTTGTTTGAAATGGCAGGCGAAAAAGCCATAGGAGCCGACAAAGGGGCTTTAGCCGATGCGCAGAAGATGCTTGCTGAAGGCGTTGACAAAAAGAAAGTATGGCGTGATACCGGTTGGCTCAAATCTAAAGAAGGCGCTTGGAAATTCGAGATAGATGATAGCGGGGTAAGGATCAAACCGACCAGTCAATGGTTAGCTGCCGCAAGAGGTGAGTTTGGAGAAGACCAATACCCTAAAATAAGCAACATGCTTGATCATCCGGAATTGTATAAAGCTTACCCTGAATTAAAGAATACCACCTTTAACATATCTGGTGTAAATACAGTCGCTTTTTACGATGAAACAAATAAAACTTTGAGCTTGGGTTCGTGGGCTAAAGACAATAAGTCCCCTAAGTGGAAGAACCTGAAAAAATACCTTTTGCATGAGGTTCAACATTCAATTCAGGGACTTGAAGGTTTTGCCCGTGGTGGTTCCGCGAATATGTTTGCGAAAAAGCTTTATGCACAAAGAGAAGCCATAATGGATAAGATAGGCGTTCTCAATAAAGAATTAACAAAAGCTGTAGGGACTCCTGCTTATGATAAATTAATGTCCGAGCGTAATTCTTTGTCAGCTGCATACCAAGAAATAGAAGGTGAGCATGGCGTAGGCATCCGAGAAAAAAGTCATAAATTATACAAATCTCTCTTGGGTGAGATAGAATCCAGAGACGCTTCAGATCGTGCAAAACTAACAGCCGAACAACGCCGTGAACAATTCCCATACGAAGCTCAAGGCATACCGGAAGACCAGTGGATAATCCGAAAGGGTGATGGTACGAGTTTTAGCGTAGAGGCTAAAGAAGACATCCAGTTTGAAACCAAAGAGGCTGAACCAGATGCCAACTACCAAACCAAAAAAGATGATATTGTACCAGGTGAAGATAAACTCTTTCAGCAAGTATCAGACATGGTTCTCGGCAACAAAAAGAATTGGGGTAAGCTTGCGAAGGACGAAAGGAAACAACTCACGCATATTGAACATTTGCTTGGCACGACCATGTATAATGCTAAACGACTCGGCGGTGCATACGAAAGGTTGTACGGAGTATTCAGAAAACTTGGCGAACATAAATACATGAAGCAAAACGAGTTAAGAGGAAATGACAACGAAGGGAACTCTTTATTTGAACCATTAACTCAACTAAAAAAGAGAAACAAACTTGAGTATAAACGCCTTAATAATTATTTGGTAAAACGTGATATAGGTGGAATAAGTTTTAAAGTAAGAAAAAATAACGATGACGATTTTGATATTATAAACACTAAAGGCGTTGTAGTGGAATCAATGTTTTCTGAAGATGCAGCATGGAGACACGCTCACCTTTTAGAAGCAGACCAGACAAAGTTCACACCTGAAGGGAAGGAAGCTCTTATAAATTACCGTACAATGATGCGGAATCTATACAAGCATTATGCCAAAGGCATGCAGGATATTATAAAGATGGCTAATCTTGCAGGACAACCAGTCCCTAAAATAAAAACTGTTGTTGATGGTAAGGTTAAAGAGATTAGCTTAAAAGTTGCAATGGCTCGCATGGGTAACCTTCAGGGACATTATTTCCCACGTATCAGAAAATCAGGTATGTGGAAAGTTTTTGGTTCTAAACCCGGGCTTCCGGCTGAAATGCAATTTTTCAAAACAAAGGCTTTTGCACGAAAATATCAAGAAAAATTAAACCGTACTGGATACAAAACAGAGGTAACACAATCAGGGCAATTATCAGAAGATTTATTTCAGCAATTAGCACCTCTTTTAGCGCAGGAAAAAGTGATTAATAAAGTGCTTGAGCAGGTAAACGCCAACGAAGATTTTGACGCTGTTTTTGCCGATATGTTTATGAAGCAATATGAAGCTGCATTAAAGGGGCATGGGTCAAGAGCAAGAATGATAGGCAGGTCTGATGCTGTGGGCGATAAAGTTGTTCGTGGATATGAGACTGACCTTGTTGAAGCTGTTGCCATGGCAACAGAAGCAGCAGCAGGAGGGCATGCTAAACAACAAATAGCTGTTAAAGGAATGAAGGCTTTAACCGGTGCGGATTTGACATGGGATCAATTTAAAAAGGACAATGACAAAGCTACCTATAAAGATTACCAAAAAGCGAAAAAAGCAAGAAGCATGGACGCTGCAAGACAACCAAAAGAATACAAAGAGGCGGTAGCTTCATTAAAAGATATTCTTAGGAATAATGAATTTGCTGACAATGTGATCGCCAACTTAAAATCATTAACAGTTTTAAAGTATTTAGGTTTTAAAATTTCTTCCGCTTCAATCAATTTAACCAATATGGCGATGGGTGCACCGGCAGCTATAAGCGGCGAGTTAGGAGTTTCATTATCAAAA